GCTTTAACTTCTTTTGTTGATGACAATTGTAATACTTCCCTGAATGATTTGTCCATTTTAATTCGCATTTCTTCAGCTTTTTGTTCTATTTCATTCATAATTTATTATTTTTTTTATTAATTAAAAATCCAATTAAGAAAACAATTATAAAAACAAATATATTTCTTATTAATACATAAAATACTTCAATCATTTTTTTTACAAATATAAAAACTTTTATCACACAAAATACTTTTTAATAAAACTTTAACATATTTTAAGGCTATACCATTAAAGTAAAAAAAAAATTTAAGGTTATAGCTTTAAAAACAATTTTTGATTAATTGTATTTATAAATAAAAAAATATATGATTATTTTAAAAGAGCAAAATATACCACAAGTGTTGAAATTTATTCCACGCAATTATGGTGCTGATACGATAGTATTAAGAGATGAAACGACAAACGAAATACAAACTATTTCAGCTACGTTTACATTAGATTCTTATTATTTATCTACTTCTAAAATATTTGACTTAAAAGAAAATACATTTTACAATCTTACTATTAAAAATGGTGTTGAGGTTGTATATAAAGATAAAGTTTTTTGTACAAATCAAGTATTAAAAGATTACACAGTAAACAAGGATGAATACGTGGCGCACGCTACAAACAACGATTTTATAATTTATGAGTAATATATCAATTGTTCAATTATCGGCTTATACAAGTCCTGTAATTCAAGAAAATAAAAAGTCAGACTATATTGAGTATGGTGTAGACAATAACTACTTTCAATACTTAATTGATAGATATCTGTATTCAGCAACTAACAATGCTATTATCACTGGTGTTACCAATATGATTTATGGTAAAGGATTAGACGCATTAGATTCTAATCGTAAACCTAATGAATATGCACAAATGCGTAGTATCATAAAAGGTGATATGCTGAAGAAAGTAGCTATGGAGCGTAAAATGCTTGGAATGGGTGCTATGCAAGTTGTAATGGAAAAAGGTCAAGTTAAATCTATTGACCATTTCCCAATGAATACATTAAGAGCAGAAAAATGCAATGATAAAGGAGAAATTGAAGCTTGGTATTATTACCCTGATTGGACTAAAAAGAAACCTTCAGAACAAGCTAAACGCATACCTGCATTTGGATTCGGAAATGGTAATGAAGTTGAAATGTATGTGGTACATCCTTATGTTAGTGGATTTCATTATTACACACCTATTGATTATTCAGGTGCTTTACCTTATGCTAAATTAGAAGAAGAAATTAGTGATTACTTAATCAATGATGTTCAAAATGGTTTTTCAGGTACTAAAGTAATTAACTTTAACAATGGTATACCTACTGAAGAAATGCGTGACAAAATTAAACGTGACGTATTAAGTAAAATTACAGGTTCAAGAGGTGAAAAAGTAATTGTAGCTTTTAACGCTAATGCAGAAAGTAAAACTACTGTAGAAGATATTCCTTTAAATGATGCACCTGCACATTATGAATATTTAAGTACAGAATGTTTTGAAAAGTTAATTGTAGGACATAGAGTTACTTCACCAATGCTTTTAGGTATTCGTGATACAGGTGGTGGTTTAGGTAATAATGCAGATGAAATTAAAACCGCTACTTTGTTAATGGATAACATTGTAATAAAACCTTACCAACTTGAATTGATTAATGCTATTGATGAAATTTTAGCAGTAAATGATATTAGCTTAAAACTATACTTTAAAACTATACAACCTTTAGAATTTGTAGATGCTTCAGGAATGAATGCTGAAACTACTGAAGAAGAAACAGGTATTAAAATGTCTGCACATACAGACCCAATTATTGCAAATGCTTTAATTGATAAAGGCGAACAACTTGGTGAAGAATGGGTATTGATTGATGAAACAGAAGTAGATGTAGAATCTGAAGAAGATTTAGATGCTGAAATTGAATCTTTAAATAATCCTAAAAAGAAAGAATTGTCTTTAATTCAGAAATTAGCAACTGCTATTACAGGTAGACCAAACGCAAAGAGTTCACAAGACGAAAATGTAGATGGTATTAGATTCATTACAAGATATAAATATTCAGGTGCTGAATCAGGTGAAAGAGAGTTTTGCAATAAGATGTTAAAAGCTGATAAACTTTACAGAAAAGAAGATATAGTAAACACTAATTCCAATTTTGTAAACGCAGGTCAAGGTCACAAAGGATTACCTTATGATTTATTCTTATACAAAGGTGGAGTTAATTGTAAGCACAAATGGTTAAGACAAACTTACGTTTCATTTGACAATGTAAAGATTGATGTTACCAATCCTAATGCAACACAAATTAGTACAAACAAGGCAGAAAAATATGGATATAGAGTTAGAAACCCTAAAGAGGTTGCTATGACACCATACGATATGCCAAATCACGGACATCATCCAGATTATAATAAAGAAAACTAAAATATGGCACAAGCATTATTTGTCACAAGAGAGGATATAGTAAAATTTACTGCAATGAATGGGAATGTTGATACAGACAAATTCATTCAATTTGTAAAGATTGCTCAAGATATACACATTCAAAACTATTTAGGTACAAAGTTATTTGATAAAATAAACGATGACATTGTAGCTGGTACTTTGGCAAGCCCATATACAACGCTTTTAAGCAAGTATATCAAACCAATGGTAATACATTGGGCTATGGTAGAATATTTGCCTTTTGCGGCCTATACTGTAGCTAATAAGGGTGTTTTTAAACACAATAGCGAAAATAGTATAAATGTAGAAAAGGAAGAAGTAGATTTCTTAATTGAAAAGGAAAGAGATATAGCACAACACTACACAAATAGATTCTTGGAATATATACCTTATAACACTGCTAGCTTTCCTGAATATAATAGCAATACAAACGGCGATATGTTCCCTGACAGCGAATCTAATTTTGTAGGATGGGTAATCTAAAAGAAACTTACAAGCCAAAAGCGGTTAACGTAAAAAAACTGCAACTATTTTTAAATAAAATAAAAGATAAAAAATGAGTTTACAATTCACACATATAAAAGGCGATACTTTTGATGAGGTTGCTTTTCAATTAAAGATTAACGATACGGTTGTTAATTTAACAGGTGCAACTATTAAAATGCAGTTACGCAAATGTTATTCAGACACTGCTGCTGCTTTATCTCTTACTTCAGTTTCTTCTGCAGGTATTACAATTACCAACGCATCAGAAGGTAGATTTAAAATTAACACACAAATTATAGACATAGAAGTTTACAATTATGTATATGACATTCAAATTACTTTATCAAGTGGAGTGGTTAAAACGTATGTACAAGGTGGGTTCAATATTACTAACGAAGTAACAAGATAAAAAAATGGGTGATGATATTACTATTGGTGTAACTGAAATTGTAAACAATATTGAAGTTACTGCACAACCAAACGACCAAATTGTAGACATTAGCGTTACTGATAATGCAGATAATGTAACTTTAAACATTACACCTACTGTAGTTGAAGTAAACATTAACAAGGGTGGTTCTTTTGCCAAGTGGGGTGATTTATACGGAACGCTATCAGACCAAACTGATTTACAAAATGCTTTAAATTTAAAAGCTAATTTAGTAGGTGGAAAAGTACCTGCTTCAGAATTACCTTCTTATGTAGACGACATTATTGAAGTAGCAAACTATGCTGCTTTACCTGCTACAGGTGAAATTGGAAAAATATACGTTACATTAGACAACAATAAAATATATCGTTGGAGTGGTTCAGTTTATATTGAAATCGCTTCTAACAGTGCTATTTGGGGTGCAATAACAGGAACATTAAGTTCACAGACTGATTTGCAAAACGCTTTAAATGCAAAACAAAACACAATAACTTTAACCACAACAGGTACAAGTGGTTCAGCTACTTTAGTAGGTTCAACTTTAAACATACCTAATTACACAACTGATATAAGTGGGTTAGTTCCTTATACTGGTGCAACTGGAAACGTTGATTTAGGAAGTCATAAATTAACGGCATCGGATTTAGTTATTAATCACGCAAGCGGCTCTGGTGTCGCTGCTTCAATTAAAAAAGGTGGTAGTGGTGAAGCATTAACAGTACTTAAAACTTCGGGAAGTGGAAACGCTGCGAGTATTTTAGGTGGAGTTACTTTATTAGACGAACTAAATTTAAACACTGATTTATCAATATTAAACGGTGGTACTGGTTCCTCAACTGCATCAGGAGCGAGAACTAATTTAGGAGCAACAACGGTAGGGGCAAATATTTTTACATCAACTAATCCAAGCCCAATAACAACTGCTTATTTACAAGTTAAACCAGACAATTCGGTAGAATGGCTAGAAGCTAATGCTTTTAGAATAGCAATTGGAGCAGGAACAGGAAACGGAACAGTAACATCAGTTGAAGCGGTTGGCGGTTATGGTGGATTAACTTTAACGGGAACAGTAACTGGTTCGGGTCAATTAACATTAGGTGGAACTCCAACTGGAAGCTGGCCGATTAGTATAACTGGAAACGCTGCTTCTGTTAATACAGTTCAAGTTTCAACAAACGCTGATTTTTATTTAACTTTTGCGGATGCAAATAATGGTTCGCCTACTTCTGAATTTTTATATACAATAGGAACTGTAAAAGTGAATCCAAGCACTGGAGCTTTAACTGCTGGTTCATTTGTAAAATCAGGTGGTACAAGTTCACAATTTTTAATGGCGGACGGTTCTGTATCAACTGGTTCAGGTGGAACGGTTACAGGAACAGGAACAAGTGGTCAAGTTGCTTTTTGGGATGGTACAAGTTCAATAACTGGGGAATCAAACTTATTTTGGGATGCAACAAACGATAGATTAGGAATTGGAACAACAAGTCCAAGTTCAATATTACATTTAAATAGTTCTTCAGATTTATGGTTAAGAGTTCAAAGAGGTTCTAATTTCCTTAATGCAGGAATGGACGGAACAGGTGCTTTTTACAATACAAATACAAATCATACCTTTTATACTCAAAATGGAGTTGTTAATGCAATGCATATCACTTCAGGCGGCAACGTAGGAATAGGTACAACAAGTCCTGCTGAAAAGTTAGAAGTAAATGGTAGTTTTAAAGTAACACCAACAGATAATGCTTATAATAGTATAAAAACATACAGAGGTACAACTGCTCCTTATTTGAGTGAATTTGCAGTAATAGATGCTCAATCAGGACATACTAATATTAGAAATAATGCTTTAGATACTGTAAGGAGTACAATATTCAGTTTTAGTGTTGATGGAACTAATACATATACCGAACGTATGCGTATCACTTCAGGTGGTAACGTACTAATAGGCACAACCACAGACGCTGGTTACAAACTTGACGTTAATGGAAGCGGAAGGTTTAGTGGTGATGTAACTTCAACTGGAGTTGTTTCTGCTGCGGGTACTGGTGGTTTTGCAAGTTCTACTTATGCAGCTGGAGTTAGAAATCCAATTTGGAGATTTGGAAACGCTGATGGTTATGGTTTAAGTTATTTTCAAGGAACTGCTGGTGAAGGAGGAAATGATACAATAGGGTTACATTTTGGAACTGCTACTTCTGCTGGTTCTCAGTTTAAATTTTTAGGAAATGGAAATTGTTTAATTTCAGGTTCTGTAACTGCAGCCGCTGGATTCTTTAACTCAGATATGAGATTAAAAAATTTAACTGACTACAATTACAAAGTTTCAGAAATTAAACCAATTTCTTATTATTGGAAAGACGGTAGGGATAATAAAAAACACGTTGGATATTCAGCTCAAGAAGTTCAAAAAGTTATGCCAGATGCGGTTAATGAAGACGATAAAGGATTTTTATCTGTTAACTACGTTGAGGTGTTAGTTGCTAAAATTGAAGCTATGGAAAAAGAAATTGCTTACTTAAAATCTAAAATATAATGGCTTGGAGTGATTTAGCAAATAATCAGGCAATAAGTTTCACCGATATACAAACAAGTGGTTTTGTATTGAAAACTGGTCAATCACACGTTACATCTAATCAATGTATGACAAGGGATGACATAGTTAATAAATATTGTGTTAACGTTACTTTTACTGCTAACAATCAGTTGGCGGTAAAAGCTTTATGTTTGCAGACTACTTACGCATATTCAATATCAGCTCCTTACGCAACTGCTGCTGAAGCTTGTGGTGCAAGTACTTCAAGAACAAGATATTCGGGAGCTTCGCCTTTAATATTTGAAAGTACAATTTATACAGACCCAGAATTGACAAGCCAATACAATGGTGGAAATAGTTGGTTTAAAGTAAGTGGATATAGCACAGTTTTTAAAATAAATACAACGGGGTTAATTGTAGAAATAGCTTCTTGTTAATAATAAATAATTAAATAAATAAAAATGAAAACAATTGAATCAATCTCAATTTGGGATAACGGACAAACACAGGAAGCAACTGTTTTAAATGCTTACGCGGTAAATGTATCACTTGGTAATTCAGCTACATTTTACTATTCTTTACTATCTGAATCAATGCAACAATTAGCACAAGGAAACTTGACTATGTCAGGCGAAGACTATTCGGCTTGGGAAGTTGATAATTACGCTTGGGATTGGATTGCAGGTCAATTGAATTTAGTAATTACTGGCGATTATGTAGCTCCACAACCAGTTGAACCTATTGAAGAAATAGTTGTAGAAGAAGAAGTGGTTGCTCCAACTGAAGAGGTAATTGAAGAATAAAACAAAAGTAACATTATGTTATTTTTAAGTAAATTAAATAAACAATAAAAAAAAAAACAATTATGGAAACTAAACAAGCAATTGAAATTTTAGTACAAGTAGCACATTTAGCTCAAAAAGGTGGTTTATTACAATTAGCAGATGCAGTAGCAGTAGCACAAGCTATTAACGCTTTAGCACCTAAAGAAGAAGTAATAGAAGAATAGTTAAAATGGGGGATATTAATTTATCCCCTTATTAAATTTAGTATGAGTAGAAGAGAAAAAATAGATTTGTTTTTAAGCAAGTGGGTAAGCAGAAAATTATCAGTTTTCGCAATAGCTTCGGCAGCTTTATTTTCTAATAATATAGATGGTAAAGATTGGGTTATAATTGCTACTGCTTACATTTCATTGCAAGGTTTTACAGATATTGTTGAACGCATTTATAATAAATAAAATGACGCAAGACGATATTAAGTTAACCATAATGAATGCTTTAACAATGTTTATTACTTTTACTAATGTTGAAGCAATATTAAAAATAGTCTTATTAATAGTTTCAATAGTTTATACAATTTTAAAGAATAAAGAAATGATTAAATCAAACAAGAGTAGTAATAATGATTTATGAAATTAAGCGATAAAGGTTACGAATTAATAAAACGTTTTGAAGGATATAGTGACAGACCTTACAAATGTCCTGCTGGTATTTCTACAATCGGATATGGTAATACTTATTACCCAAACGGAACTAAAGTTAAAATCACAGACAAACAAATTACAAAAGAATACGCTAATGAAATATTAGCACACACTGCTGATGAATTTGCTGAAGACGTATTGAAACTTGTAAAGTCAAAAATAAATGTAAACCAGTTAAACGCATTAACTTCTTTTGCTTATAATGTAGGCGTGTCTAATTTACAAAAATCTACTTTGTTAAAATTGGTCAACATCAATCCAAATGATGGTAATATAGCTAAAGAATTTTTAAAGTGGAATAAAGCTGCTGGTAAAATTCTAAATGGTTTAACAAATAGACGCATTGCTGAATCAGCATTATACTTTACCAAATGAAAGTAATACTATATATCATATGTGGTGCACTTTTTTTTAGTTGTGCTTCAAGAAAAGTAGATGTTTCTAAAACAGATATAAAAACCAATACAGATTCTACGGCTATCACAAAAACAGATAGCACTTCAATTATAAACAAAAATGTTTATTTTACAGAAAACACTACAGAATTAGAAATAAAACCATTGAATGATAGTTTACCTATTGTAATAGATGGTACAAGCTATTTTAACGCTGTTTTAAGGTTTAAAAAGCAAAACAAAGTATTAGTAGATACAAGTAAGATAATAGTGTCTAAAAAGGTATTAAAACACGTTTCTAAATCAAAGCAAGAAACTAAAAACATAAAAGAAAAGACTATAGATAAAAAAGCCAACTATTTTGTGTATCTATGGCTTCTACTTATACCAGTTGGAATGTATATTTATAGACAAATTAAAAATAAATTACTTTTATAATGGCTAAAAAACAAACTGAAACGGCTGCTAAATTAGATGTTAAAATATCAAGACCTTGTATTCACGCTAAATCTAAAACAAGTTCACTTAAAAGCAGTAAAAATTACCAAAAAAAATATAGAGGGCAAGGTAGGTAGTTTGCATAGCTATTTATTGATAGTATAACTTTATATGTTTTTAAAGCCTTATTTTGTTTTTGTTTGTTTATTTTTATTTAAACTAAAAAGATTTGAAAACGTGGCAAAGTTAGTTGTTTTTTTTGACATTGTAAATACTTTAAATATAAAAGTTATTGCGTAAATGTTAATAACTATAAATTGCATTTGTATATGGCAAAAAAAGTAACAAAGACTGCACTAGTAAAAAAGCTTGATACGGTGTTTAGCATTTATATAAGACGCAGATATGCGGTGAATGATATTGCAAAGTGCGTAACTTGTGGTAAAGAAGAACACTGGAAAAGTTTACAATGTGGTCACTTTATGAGCCGTAAACATATGTCAACACGCTGGAACGAAGATAACTGTCAGGTTCAATGCGCAGGGTGTAACGTTTTTAGGTATGGCGAACAATATAAATTTAGTTTATATCTTGGTAATAACTTGGCAGAAGCATTACATATTAAATCAAAAGAAGTATGTAAATTTACAGAAGTAGAATTGCAAGAACTAATACAACACTACACACAACAAATAAGTCTTTTCTGATTTCTCTTTTATAATTTGGTTAATGTTAAATTGGGCTACTTTAAACGGTAGCCCTTTTTTTGCCAATCTGTTAAAATTATGTTAAAATTTAAAATCGTAGTTGCATATTCAAATAACGGTTATATATTTGCCTCAACAAACAAACAAAATAACAGAAATTATGAGATACTTACACTACGTTATAGACCAAGAAGGAAACCAAATAGAAACAGTTTATTCTGCAACTGAAACACCAAAATTCTCTCTTGAATGTTTAGCTAAAATAAAAAACGGAGAATATAAAATTTGGGATAGAGAATCTAAATAAATAAAAACAGGGGTGCGACTGTAACGCACATTAACATTAAAATAACAAATTATGAAAGCAATCAAAACATTTTTAACAAAAGCAAACTACCAAATTTTATTCGCACAGGCTTTAGCCTTGTATTTTTTAATCCAAATAATTTTAAGATACTAATGAAAGATTTAATCGACTTTAACAGATTTCAAATAGAAGCATTACAAGCAGAAATTTGCAAATTAAAACACGAAAACAATTTACTGGCTACATATTGCTTTGAAGCATTAGATGAAAACATACCAGAAGAATACAAAAGAATTATTAAACAACAAATTTACGAACTTAAACAAAACTAAATTATGAAAGAATTATCATTAAACGAAAAGTTAAGCAGAATTCAAATTGAATTTAAAGCTAACAAGTCAAGATTTAATAGCTTTGGAAAATATAACTTTAGAAGTGCTGAAGATATATTAGAAGGTTTAAAACCATTCAACGAAAAGTATGGTGTATCTTTTACAATTACAGAAAGATTAATTAATTTAGGTGGTGATATTATACCAATGATTGAATCTACTGCAACTATTTATGACAATAATGGTGTTAATGAAATGTGTTGTTCTGCTATTGTAGGTGTAGACTTAAACCAAAAAGGTATGCAAGTTCCACAACAATTTGGTTCAGCAAGTTCATACGCTAAAAAGTATGCTTTAGGAAACCTATTATTAATTGACGATACACAAGATGCTGATGCTGCTAATAAGCACGACAAAACAGATGGCAACACTTTGAAGTCAACTGAAGATGACAAAAAGTGGTTAAACAAAAACACACCTGAATTTAGTAAATCAATTGAATACTTAAAAAGTGGAGGTAATATAGAAGCTATTGAAAAAAAATATAAATTAGCCAAAGCAGTTAAAGACGAATTACTAAAAGTAAAATAATATGAAAGTATGTACTAAATGTAAAATAGAAAAACCTTTAGACAAATTCAGAATTAGAAAAGAAAGAAAATCAGGGTATCGTTCAGATTGTAAAGAATGTGAATATAAGTATAGCCAATTAAATAGAAGGGAATATTTTAATAAATACCAAAGAGATAGAAGAAAAGATGATTCATTATATAGAATGACTTGGAATATAAGAACATCTATTAGCCAATCTTTTTCAAGAACTTGTAATGGTAAGTTTATTAAAAAAAATAAAACACAAGAAATATTAGGATGTAGTTTTGATTTCTTTTTAGATTATATATCTTTACAATTTAAAGACGGAATGAGTTTAGAACGTTTAAATGAAATACATTTAGACCATATAATACCAATATCTTCAGCAAAAACAGAAGAAGAAGTAATTAAGTTAAATCACTATACCAATTTTCAACCTTTGTGGGCAAGTGATAATTTTAAAAAAGGTAATAAAATAATTAAAAAAAATAAAAGTTAATTTAAATTCCGATTGCAAGGTTAAGTGCTAAAATTATTATGAGTGCATTATTAAATGTTAGTTTACGTGTGGATGCTTTACCTAAAGAAAAATTTGTTGCAGGTAAAGATGGTAAAGTGTATTATAACTTCACTATTGGAATTAACGATGAGGCAAACCAGTTTGGACAAAATGTTTCTTTAACAGATTCACAAACTAAAGAAGAGCGTGAAGCTAAAAAAGCTAAAAACTATATTGGTAACGGGTCAGTAGTTTGGACAGATGGTAACATTGTAGCTGTAAAGAAAGAACAACCTGCAACTGCTAAAGAAGTAACTTCAGATTTACCTTTCTAAATTAATTGGGTGCAGTATAGGGATATCGCTGCACCCTTTTTTAATCAAAATTATATGAAAACAGTTAATTCAATTTCAGGTGGTAAAACATCAGCATACATAGCAGCTAATTACCCTGCAGATTATAATATATTTGCATTGGTAACTACAGATGATATTAAATGTCAATATCCTGATTCAAAATTAAGACAAGCTGTTTCTGATAAAATAGGCAAAGAATTTATAGGCACTTTAGAAGATGATGTTATTATAAAAACTATTTTAGAATTAGAGCAATTTATAGGTTCTAAAATTGATTGGGTAGTAGGAGAAAGTTTTGATAATGTAATTAATAATAATGGGTTATTACCAAGCCCTTTAAGAAGATATTGTACCACAGAAATGAAAATGAAACCTATTTTTGAATTTTGGAATAAAAACATCAAAGAAATTGCAGAAGTAAGATTAGGATTTAGAGCAAACGAAACTAATAGAATGCAAAATGTTTTAGATAAAACAAATGAAAATGGATTTTCTGAATTTAAAACTATTATAGGAACTTCAAATAATGGTAGAAATAAATGGAAGAATATAGAATGGCAAAAGCCAAGATTTCCTTTAATTGAAGATAATATATATAAAGATACAATTGTTGAGTATTGGAAAGAAAAACCTGTTACATTTGCATATATGAATAATTGTGTTGGTTGTTTTCACAAACAGCCCCCGCTTTTAAACTATATGTATAAAAATCACAAAGAAAAAATAGAATGGTTTATTAAAAACGAAAGTAACAGAAAACACAATTGGGATAAATTTAGAGTAGATGGTTTAACTTACGAAAAAATTGTAAATTATAATTTTACTATGGATATGTTTAACGATGATTTTAACGAATGTGATTCGGGATATTGCGGATTATAAAAGAAAAAACAAATTATGGAATTAGATAAAGATGCAATACAACTTCTTATGGAGATGTATGAAGATGAATTAAGAATAGACCCAACACAAAAAATAGAACATCCTGAACCAGCTTTATCTTTAGGAACAAAAACATACGAAACCAGAGAAGGACTGAAAGAATTCCCACTACCATTAGGAACATACGGAAACTTCAGCTTTGTACAAGCACCACCTAAAAGCAAGAAGACATTCTTTATTTCACTTTTAAGTGCAGTATATATGAAAGGGCAAATAGAAACCTTTGGTGGTGATTTACGTGGCTATAGTAATGGCAAGCACTTAATACATTTTGACACTGAGCAAGGTAACTTCCACGCACAAATGGTATTCCGCAGGCCTATTGATATGGCACAAATTGATAATGATAAATATCATACTTTTGCTTTACGCCAGTTAGATTTTAAAGAACGCATACAATTTATAGAATACTACATTTATAATAAGTTAGAAGGTAAAGATATAGGCCTTGTAATTATTGATGGTGTTGCTGATTTATGTTCTGATGTAAATAACATTGAAGAAAGTAATGCAGTAGTACAAAAGCTAATGAAGTGGACAAAGGAATTAAATTGCCATATTATTACGGTAATCCATAGCAACTTCGGTTCAGATAAACCTACAGGACATTTAGGAAGCTTTTTAGAAAAGAAAACAGAAACCCAAATACAACTAGAACTTAATACAGTAAACAAAGATTTAGTAACTGTAAGCTGCAAAAGAAGTAGAAACGCATCTTTTGAAACGTTTAGCTTTAAAGTAAATAATTTTGGATTACCACAAGTAGAAGGAGCAGTTTACGACCCATTAAAAGGCGTATTCTAAATTGTTAATAACTTTTAATTATATTTACAAAATGAAAACAACTATTAAAAACCAAATTCAGGAATTAAAAAATACAGCATCAAGAACAGGATTGATATTCTGTGATAATAAAGTTATGTTTTCTTTTGTGCAAGATGTGCTTTTAAAGTTAGAACAAATTGAAGACTTAATTGAATTAGAAAATGAATTACATTTTACAGATGTAGCTGATGCAGTTAAGAATATGTATAAAAAGGATGAAAATTTAACACACGTCTATGTTAACTTTCAAGTTAGACCTGTAGAAGTAGAAAAAAAGTTTGGTGTAATTGATGCAAAATTATACCTATAAAAATATTAGTTTAGAATAGTCAGAAAAGAAGAATTGATTATTAATTTAAACTATTTATATGATTACAATTTTTATTGCTATTGCAGCAGCGGTATGGATTATTTTAATGACCATACAAAAGTACGGGGGTGAATTAATTATTAGCCCAGTTATTGGTTTTATGGTTGGTTGGTTATACAACCCAGAACAATTTGAAAAAGAAACAGAACACACTATTCAAGTTCTTTTAGGAATTGTATCTTTTACAATAATTTGGACTACCTATGAGTAACCAATGGCTTGGAAAAGTAGCCGAACACCACCAAGAATGGATTAAGGTTGTTCAATCGTTTGGGGAATTTGATTATGCTGAAGACATAGTTCAAGAAAGTTATATAGCGTTATGGAAATATGCTGATGCTGAAAAACTTTTAGACAGTAATGGTGAAGTAAGAAAAGGATATATGTATTTTACTTTACGTTCTTTATTTTACCAGTACTATAACAAAAAGAAAAAAGTAAACAAAGTAGACGTTGATGGGTGTTGGGAATTATTTGATGATTCAAACATAGAAGAACACAAAGCTTATAATGAAATATGTTTGCTTATTGATGAAGAAATTAAAGATTGGAATTGGTACGATAGAAAACTATTTAAACTATATCGTGATACTGATTTATCAATGCGTGATATTTCAAAAGAAACAGGTATAAGTTTGATTTCAATATTCCATTCATTAAAGAATCATAAAGCTATTTTAAAAGAAAAGTTTCAAAAAGATTATCAAGATTATATTACTAACGATTATAACTCAATTTACTAACTATGGCAAAAGCAAGAACAAAAGCACCATCAAAAGGATTAGGTGACACCATCGAAAAGATTACTGAAGCAACAGGAATTAAAAAAGCAGTTGAAGTATTCGCAAAAGCAACTGGATTAGATTGCGGATGTGAAGAAAGAAAAGTTAAACTAAACAACTTGATTCCTTATAGAAGAAAAGTTAACTGTTTAAATGAAGCAGATTACAATATGCTAACTGAATTTCTTAAACCGACAAAGGGAAGTTTAACACCAAACGAACAATGGACAATAGCTGCAATTTACGAAAGAGTATTTGAAGTTAAATTAGAGCATTCAAGTTGTAGTTCTTGTTGGAGAGATACACTTTCTGATTTAAGAAAAGTTTATAACGAATACAAAGTTAATGATTAACTGGAACGAGGCTGACTTATTTGAGTTTTTACGCTCAAATGTTTACCCTGATTTAGTTAAGTCAAAGAATCAGATGTCAAGGTGGGATTGTTATAGTCCCACTGCAGGGCATCGTATAGAACTAAAATGCAGGAAAAAACATTACCCAACACTACTACTTGAAAAGAAAAAATATGATGCAATGATAGAAGAATGTGAAAAGCATTTAGACATACCGATTTATATTAATTCAACACCAGAGGGAGTATTTAGTTTTAACCTGCACAAGATACACCCAACGTTTGAAATAAACAATAAAAACCCAGCAACTACACAATTTTACAACACACAAAGAATAGAAAAAGAAGTTACATATTTAGAAATTAACGAAGCATTAAAATTAAACGAATTATGAAAGACAATCCAATCCAATTAGAATTTTTAAAAAGCGTATTATTATCGCAATTATTATTAGAGTGTAATGAAAACTTAAGGTTCACAAAGCAATATAACGGAGCTTTAAAGCATTTGCTGAATAAAGTAAATAACCACTTGGAAACTACAGTTTATGACGAATATAGAAAGATATACAATACTGATGCTGAAATGACTACCAATATTTTAAGAAGCATTGAAGATTTAACTACAAAGTTAACTACATCAGATTTAGACGAACTGGTAATGATTAATGCAGTTATTGAAAAGTACCACGAAAACAAAGAATGGTTTGCTGAATATGGTAATGCTGAATTTTTAAGAATAGAATAATGATAGAATTAACTACAATTAAAGGAGAAAAAATTCTTGTAAGGCTAAAAGATATAAGAGCAATTGAAAGCGCAGGGTATAGAACTATTATATTTTTT